CGGTAGATGCTATCTCTTTTGAGACCCCGTTAAGATTATCCCACCTGTTTAAATTACCTTTGCCAATAGTTGGTCCTATTACGATCCGCACCTTCTCTCCGTCTTCAAATGCTGCTTCCAGGAGTTTTGGTAAAGGATTCTCGATTCCACAAGGTAAATTCATCTTCTTAAATCTTATAGTTGTACTTTTTCTCTGGGTTCCTGGTTCCCGGGAAACCCTAGTGAATACAGACTGAAGGGTCTTGGTGAATTCATGGGCATCTAGACCGTCTTGGGTCGCTCGGTCCTCTAGGATACCTGTCGCATCAATCTGAGAGAAACCCGAATCTCTTAACTGACATGCCACCTTAAACAGTGTGTGATTCCGTTCACCTTGCGCTGACCCCACCGATAGGTAATCATTCACTATTATCGGAAGACTTCCACTCCTCTCCCTCTTCGGCATCTTCATCATTTCCATCTTCATCTTCATCTTCATCTCTGTATTCGTCCTCATCTACTAATTCATAATCTTTTAATACAGTTTCCGCCACTCTTGACATGTAAGCATCCATGACCGTCCTTGTAGCGAAGCAATACAATACTCCAGCCATAGAGGCGAATGTCATATCAAACTCGTTCTGGTACCGCTCAACTAGAGTTTCTAAATCGTTTGCAAACGCTGTTTGCTGCTGTTTTTCATCCATAGTGAAGAAAGGGGGCAAGATGCCCCCCTTTTATATCTGGAGTTATTTAAACTCCTCATCATCGGCAGGTGAAGGTTTTTCATTGTGAAACCTAGTTATCTGGTTCCTTCTGGTACCGTTGTACTCATCTATACCCACATTAGCCCAAACCTTTGACCCCTTCATGCGACCACACATGTCATCATTTACATCCACTTCAACGCCTTCCTCACCTACATTAAGTGCGCGGAGTAGACTTTTAACCTTCCACCCCGTCTTATCGGTAAACATGAGGTTACACCAAATATTGCACTTAGTGTTATTCTCAACTAATTGTAGATTTAACTTATCGTCCCCCTTTTGGGTGACACCGAACTCGTGGTCCACAATTTCTAGTTCGTAATTCCCTGGAGCAAGTAACTCTCTTGCTGGGCGATCACCCTCGTCTTTTGTTATTGTAACTTTTGGCATAACTATTTCCTTCTTATATATCTAGTATCTGGTTTACGTTTAATGAGGCACTCTAATCTATTTGCAACTTCCTGGGATGCCTCTTTACCCGTGAGGTTGAATTTTTTCTGATACGCTTTAGTGAGGGCTGGAATGCTTACTGAGCATGCTTTTAAAAACTCGTCCTGACTTAACTCCATTCGGGCGAATGCCCCTGGAATGTCTTCTATTGCCGGACTGCCGGCACGAGTTGTGATCCGCACGCCAGGAACATCTTCTCCGTCCTCAATTACTGACTTATTTACAATCTTCTTAACCCCGGCAATCCAATCTTCTAGGATCTTACAAATCTTGTACGCTTTACCTTTGTCCTCAACCGTCTTGAGTTTGGTAAAGTCATAGTTCTTCAATTCTGTTTCTGGGCTTATTTTTTCTAATGTATTCATAGCAACGTCTGATAAAGCTGGGCATACACCACTATGCTTGCACCAGGTGCAGTACTCATTCGGATTAAGTGTTCCATTCTTTTTATTTTCAGTTATCTTATCAATGATTGACCATGCCTCCTCATACGAAAGGATGTAAACTTTACCCCATCTATGTTCCGTATAAATCTCATGGATTCGCATTTCCTTCTTGCCGGTTTGCTGCATTCTGCCGGCAGCGTAGTATGCCATCTGAGCTTTGTACTCGCGCACCTGTCCGGTCTTGAAGTCCCCGATCTGTTCCCCATCAAAAAGATCGTTGGTGCCGAAGCTCAGTTCCTCCCCCGAGTCGTCATAGATGTGAACCATCTCCTCGCACAGAAGGGTGTTCATGTTGAAGTTTTCCTTCACATACTCATACCCCCAAAGGACTCCTGGCAACTCGTCTGCCGGCACTGGGGAGGTCACCGGTCCTCCGGTGCACAACTGCTCTAGATGATCATGGGCACGAGTACCCTTGAGCGCAGCAGGGGAGTCACCCCCGGCATTAGCGAACCCTCCGCACTTTAAGTGCGAAGGGCCACTAGATGGGGATCTAGTTGAGTGATGCTGCATGCTTCTCAGCTTTGTCTTTAAAGGAATCCTTTTTATCAACAACCTGTTTAGCGCGGGCATCCGTGATGTCCTTCCAAGACTGCCCGTTCTTAATCCACTTGATCTTGATCATGTACTTAATAGCAGTGTCCTCCCAACCCTTGATCACATGCGCGAGAGTAGACTTGACGGGAATAGCAACCGGATCCGCTGCGGGGGCTACCTTTTCCGCGCCCTGTGGTAAGTCTTCACCTGCATAGATGTAATGACCTAACCCGAAGAGTCCTAAACACTTCACTAAGCACCGCATGGTTGTATAGTTAATCTGACAAGCATTCGGGTTCTTAACAGCATTGTTTCGGTTATCCATAACCGGCAACCACATCTTCCTCCACGCACCGTTGATGCAAACCTTGATCCAGACCGTTGCCGTTCCATCTGGGTGAACCTCGTAAGGATACTTCTTGCTGTCATCTGGACTGAACGAATGTGTGAAATACACCACCTCAAACTGGGAGTCCGGGAAATGCTCCATAAGGATTCCCCATGCCCATGCCCATGATAGATAGGTTAACCCCATTTTCTTCTCTGCTTTTTCAGTGCAGTCTATTTTACTTAATTTCTCCCATACCTCTTGGTACGGATCTAATTCTACTTTTGTTTTCTTATCCATTTTTCTAATGTATCTGGTTTTCTTAACTGATCTACTCTTACTGCTTTTACAGGTTTGTAACCCCCATACCGCTGGGAGAAACTCCTCCTGTTAAATTCTTCTTTCTCAATCCAACCCATAATGTTAACAACATAATAATCAGTACCTGGTGCAGTCATTACTGCTATGTCCGCGACCATCGGTTTCTTGAAGTATAACTCCCCGGTGGTGGACCACTTCACATCGATGGATGTGTTGCCGCACTCCATATCAACACCCCCGTCTCCCTCGTTGTAACCTTCAGCTTGTAGATCCACATTCAGCAACTTGCTTACTGCAACCTCTCCCAAAGCACCCTCGTAATTGATCTGCATATCATCCTTACCGGACACCTTTGCATTCCTGGTGCGAGTACCGAACTTCATCATCTGACGAGTGATCGCCAAAAACTTTGCACAAAGTATTTCAGGTGGGGATAGGATCATTCTAGTCATACTGCCATCTGGAGCAACTTCGCAAAGCTCTCCTCGTCCATGTAGAACCTCCAGGGATGGTTGTTTCTCTTATGAGCAACCACCGCAATCTTGCCCTTCGCATCCCGCACTGCTTGATCACAAGCATCTGGGATTGGGAGTCGCTCGACATTCTTAACCTCAAACATCATCACATCATCTAACTCCTCGCAGACCACATCCGCACCTCCTAGTCCGTTGTACTGGACACCTCTCTTTGCAGAGGTCCAACCGAGATCGCGTAACCAATCCCTAAACATCCGCTCCCCGCGCTTGCCTTTCTCTCTGGAAAACTTGCCCACTACTAGTATAGTTTATTACTCTTTTTTAGATTATCCGCTGCGAACAACGGTTGGAGATTTGCCCAGTTAAAGCACTCTCGTTGACCCAACTCCTTTGTCAGGTTAAAGGATGAACATGGTTTAATGTGGTCGATGTGGATTTCTCCTGACTTAAAGAGTTCCCAAGACATTTCAGGAGTGAACAAACTCTCAAGATGGGCAATCAGCTTACTAGGAGAACACCCAACCAAGTCCATCGTGTTTGACATCTTGACTGCCTTACCTCCAACGTGATTCCTGATCGCGCTTCGCACCCTGCAACGAAGTCTCCCTTTCACGGCAAACTGTAGGTCTTCTCTTCTTCTTCTCCTTGCATGCGCCGCCGCCTGATTTCTTTGGGGGGTAGTTTTTTTGTAAGCTAACCGCTTATCGCTAAACTCCTTCCATTTTACCGGTTCCTTTTTTAATTTATCAAAGTAACTTTTTCTCTTCGTAGTAAGTTTAGCTTTCTGTTCTTCAGTGAGTGACTTGTACCTTAACCTGACTCTAGTGTTTCTTTCTTCTACCAACTTCTGGTATGCTTCAATGCTTAACGAATCCTGTAACTTTTGGCGGCGCACTTTCGACTGCTCACTTATTTTTACCTTGTTCTTTTGCCACTGGCGTTTTTCATGTGCGCGTACTTTTTCTAAATTGTTTTTTCGATATTCCCTCTGTAGTTCTAACATCTTTTCAGGGTTTTTTTTGCGGTAGTTTTTCGCCCAAACAGCATATTGACCCTTGTATCTGATGTACTTCTCCTTCCAAATGTTTGGGTTGTTTTTTACAACTTCCTTAGATCTTTTCTTTTTGGCGGCAGTCTTGCATTCAGGATTACAATATTTTCGCTGGAAACCTCCTTTGCGTTGCTTTGTGTTATCTTCAAATTTGTTTCCACATTCAGCGCAAACGCCATTAAAGGTTCTATTTAATCCTTTCATCGCAGATTTATCTTAAACTACCACTTACCTGGGAATCTGGGTGTTCTGCCGCCGGCAAAGGTCCATGTCCTGCCATCTAGCTTGATGGGCACCTTCATGCGTTCTCCGTTTGCCGTCCTGGTCCTAAAGTTACGGTTGTGCGGCACCCGTACATGTACCATCTCTCCGTTGGTTCTCTCACAAAGGACCACCTTGTAATTAGGAAAATTGTGCCGCACTACAAATGCCTCCTCGACCTCTAGGGTAATGGGTTCCTCAACCTTCTGACCTTCCAACCCAAGGATCCGCATCATCTTTAATTCTCCGGGGTCCGTGTAGACAATATCTCTACCGTCCTTGTACCACTCATTTGGGTACTCCAGCTTCTTTTGCCGGTGCTTAATGATGGTTTTACGGTTAATGCCGGTCTTCTCTGAGAGTGTTTTCTCTTTTATCATTTGGACCAGATCTTGAGGAATTCATCTACTCCCATTTTTGATGCTTTAAAGTCTCGGATCATTTGCTCTTCATACCTGTCCTCTGCTGGCCATAATCCCTTCAAAACATGCCGTCTTATTCCAAGGGTATATTTCTTTCGGTCCGTACCAAGATCCCTATCGTATGCAGGGGGTTCCCCTAATTGCGCTGATACAGCATTACCAGCACCCATTGTTGTTAGATTTTTCATTTTGCAATATCGTATTTTGCTCTTAAATAACCTGCGCTAATTGGAAGCGACTCACACAACTCTTCTACTCCACCTTTATGCCAGAAGGTGATTGCCGTCCTGACGGTTTCAACCTGGTACAACCAGATATCCTTCTCCCATTTCTTGAATATAAATTCACCATTAACAATATACCCCTTCTTTCTAGCTAACTGGTAATCCATCCCAGCTTGCCGAATAACCGCACCTAGCAAATTGATCCACTCATCCATTTCCGAGCACCTTCTCAATGCACTCTTCAATCACCTTAGTCATTGTCTTGCCACTCTTCTTGATCTGCTCTTTGAGCAACTCCATAACCTTAACTGTGGGTCTGAAACTTATCGGAATATTTCCGTATTTAGTCTTCATTCAGGTGGGTTTCTCTAAATCCCTAACCCTGTTGGTTAACACCTGTATGATTGTTGACTGATCCTTGACCTGGTTCTTTAAGTCTTGGGTGCCCCGCAATGCTTCCTTTAGCTTTGCCCTCAAATCGTCTTTACTTTCAGTAGTCATCTTTTTTTGACGCTCCTATATCAGCAGCATCCGCTCTGTCGGTGTCATATCTCTAACCGTATGCACATTCTGTACTACGAATCAAACTGCTGCGTCAACCAATTATTTAAAAAAAGATTGCACACCCTGTACTACACTATGATTCTCTTGGGATGCGCTCCGCATCAGAACCTACTGGTCCTAAGGTTGGGAAGAACTTCCGTATCTCCCCATCCCTCTGCAAATACGTTGTATCCTATGCTAAGGAGAACAACACAACCTTCTCCGCACTGGTCGAAGAGTGCGTCAGGAAGCAATTAGGGGACATTATCGCTGAAATGGACATCGATACCCCTACGATCCGTCCAGCATGGATCAAATTCAAAGGTGGGGGCATCTACCTAGACAAG